ATTGTATGCGTCATCTGTTTCACTTGTAGACGAATCATCCTTTAACTGAATAGTTGTAGAACTTCCCCCTCTAGCTGTACCTGATTGTAAAACAATTTGCTCAAAGCTTAATTGAATACTTTTAACATTATTAATTGATTCTGTTGGTTTTAATTCTGCAACTTTCCAGTCACCTCCTGTGTCTTTGAGACCTGTTGCTGTGCCTGCTCCCGTAAAGTTCCCCGTATTGTAACCAGAAACTGACGTGTCCAATGTTCCATCATAATAAGTGCTTGATTTAAAAGTTTTCTGAAGTGGCGTTGTGTTTCCAACACTTTGAAGACCACCGTGAGTCAGACCATTTATAAAAGTTTAACTCAGTTGGAGTTCCCGAATCTACATATCCAAATATTATTTCTCCTGACTTATTGGTTTCAAAATTAGTAAAATGATTTGCGTCTGTTTCACTATGAGGAAAAGTTTCTCCACTATGAAAGCTTTGAAGTGCCCCAAAATTTAAATCATAAAACTCCCATAGCATAGTCATGCCATTATTATGCGTTCCCGTAAAAATTAATTTATTTGTTTTGGCATCATAAGCAGTCAAACCAGTTTCGTTATTATTTAATGTACCAACTTTGGTTTGTTTTGTTAAGTTTTGAACTCCTTTTCCATCAAAAAACCAAAGCCCCCATTGATTAGTCCATGCAATACCAAGTTCTGTTTTAACAACTCTTGAAGGTGATGATACTCCTGCATTCATATATTCACTTTCTAAAACTTCTGATTCACCTGCAATATTTATAACATAAAGATTTTTTTCTTTATACTGTAAAAGCCTATCACCAAAAGATTCTAATGCTGTTATAACATCTCCATCTCCAATAGCCACATCAATAAAATTTGTCTCAGGAAATGTGTCAAATTTATTCACAGGGCTTCTAAGCATTCTATCAGGGTATGTTCTTCCACCTTGTCTTATATTTCCAATGTATACTTTTCTTCCTGCAACACACGATGCTTTATATTGTGCGTCAATAATTGTTTGCTCTGTAAATAAATTTTCTGACAAATACGTATCAATAGGTTTTACTGTTATGCTTGTGCCTTCTGTGGTTGTTGCAATAGAATTTGCTGCAGGCTGTTCAAGAATAAGCTCTGAATCTCCTGCTCCAAACAATGTATACGTTCCTTTGTTAAAATTAACTTCACAAAATAATCTAAATTCTTTTGAACCATCGTCTTCTGTCACGTCTTTCATGTATATTTTAAACCCATTAATTCTTGGATTCCATGACTTTTCATCTACTCCATACCCATATACAGATTTAACTACACACTCTGGTGCTCCTACAAAATTTGTCCAATCAACTGTTTCAGTGGGTGTTAGCTCTGTAACTAAAAATATAGGAGCATTATCACTGTGAGCAGCTTTAGTTGAATTGTTGTATCCTCTAGTTACTGTTATAGTATTACTAGATATGTTAGTTACAAGCATTTGCTCAGTTCCGACCATTATGACTGAAACATCATCAGTTAAAACTGAAGCATCATCTATATTTATAGCTGTCTCTGCACCATCATCAACATCTTCAGCTAATAAATTTGATGTTATTCCATCTGCTTGTGTTAATAAGTTTATTTTGTGTCCTGCTGTTAACAAAGACTCTTGGACTTCTTGCCCTGGCCCATCATATGTAAAAGACATTGCAAAGTTCCACTTTCTTTTTAAATCTTCATTAATCATTTCAGCAGAATTAACAGGAGAAACTCTTCCTATTAATTGCTGTACTTGAGTTGTTCCTGCTGCATCTCCCACACTTGCATGAGCAGCACTTTCAAAACGAAATTGATTAGCATCAATTCTTGTAGCTAATTTAATTCCATTAAAAGAGTTAACTCCAGTTTGCCCTGTAATATGGACATATGCAGTTTGATTATATTGCCCATAAGGCGGGTCTGTTGAATTATCTAAAAATGGCATATCTGATTCAGCCAAAGTAACATCTACATTATTAGGAAAATCAGCAGTGTCATCAGCAAATGAACTAACATTGGCGTAATATATCTCATTTGTTCCATCTAATGTTTCAACAGCATCATTAAATGTTATTGTAAATGTTGTGGGCGTTGCTCCTGTTACCACATGATTGCCATTATAAACAGATAAATTATCATGCATATTTGTTAATACTATTTCATCATTAACAGCAAGTTTGTGTGACGCACTTGCATTGTTTCCATAACCACTTGTTGTAAATGTGACCGTGTCACCACTAACTTCAACTTTTGTTATTCCTGTTCCTGCTGGACTTTCACCAAACTCTAGTACAACTTTTTCTGATTCTGTTGGATAATTAACAGTAGAGCTTTCTATTATATCATATACTCTTAATGATTGGACTCCAGCACTGCTTGCAAGAGTTCCTGTTGTACCATCTGATTTTCTTGTATTATTAGGAGGTTGTGGTGTTTGAACATCTTCTACCCATGTATTAATTGAGTTTGATGTTGCACATTCAAACAATCTATCAGCTTTTATATGCCCAAAATATTTAGGAACATTTGCATAAAAAACATTTGTATTGTCTGTATGAGTTGCAATCTTTGTATTAGCATAACCCCTAATAACTGTAAAAGCTTGACCTGTGCCACCTGATGTTACATACATAATTTCTTGGTCAATTTGTATAACAGAACCAGTAGCAATTGTAACATTGCCTCCACCACCATTATCAATTGCAAGAACAACGTCATTTTTCCCAATATCTGCAGAAGTATCAGCACTTGTATCTGTAACACTAAAGTTTCTATCAGATACCCTTAAAGCACCATCAACATTATAATATTCAGGTTTGACTGTTGTAGTCCTTGAACCTAGAAGAAGTTTGTTGGCTTGCCACTCAGTTGATTGATTAGGGTCATATATGTCAATTCCATTTCCATCATTAACACATATAAACTCTGTGTCAACTTCGTCCCCTTCCATATCATAGTCATGTAAAAACAAGTGGAGCCCGCAACCTTTTTCAAATCCACCTGAATCTGTTGTAATATCTGTTATTGTGTGGCCATTTAAATCCGTTTTACTATAAAGATTTTTACCATCACCTTCTTTAACAAGCCTTCCTGGATTATTAATTGAAAACTGAGATAATACATTTTGATTATCTGCAATATCTCTTGGGTCCATTTTACTATTAGTCCCACCATGAAACTCTAATATTTTATACTCTTGTTTCACTTATTTCAATAACTTGTCTTTGCAAACATCCCAAACTTTGTCGTCTAGTTTGTTTTTTGATGAAGATACTAAATAGTCTCCAACCTTAACGAATACTTCTTTTAATATCTTTTCGCTAAATATATTTTTAATTATTATTGATACTACTTTCTTCATTGTCTCTCCTTATTTAATTTTATGATTCTCTAATGCAATTTTTTGCAGCATCGTTTGGTTCTTTAACATACTTCATTATATCATACAACTTAAATTGCTTTGCAAGTAAGTCAATTATTTTATTTACTACCATTTTTTGAAGCATTTACTTTTCCTCCCATTTGCTTAAATCTAACATTTGCAAAGGTCTTTCAATTACATGTTCTTTTAACTTATCGTTTTGTATCTGTATTTTTGTTCCACCTTTAACATAAGGTTTCCCGTCAGCTATTCCAATATCGTAAGCAAAAAATGTTGTTTTCCACAATCCTACTCTAATACATCTAGCAGGCCTACCATCTAATATGACTACATCGTCAGTATTAAGGTCTTTACCCATGAAGACTTTTACGCCTTCAACTACAGTCTCAATAGTGGACTTAAACAACAAAAGAGCAACTCCAGATACAAATAGCCATACCCAGTTTCCTAAGATACCTTCTGCTTGTTTCTGTAATTCCTCTTCCATAATTATCCATTTATAAGTTCACCCCACAACGAGGTTCTTCCATCAATTATTTGTATAACATGCACTGTAAAATGTCCTTTTGTAAAAAAGTCAACGATTGCAAATGCATGTGACCAATTTATAGGTCTACCCCCCAGCCAAGTGTTTTGTTCATTTCTCATATCTTTTAGGCAACCAATGCTCCACGCTGACTTTTGACCATCCATATGTGTCATTGAGCTTTGCTGGATATCGTGATGATGACCATACATTACATTCGTTCCAAGACGTATTAGATGATTCCTTGTATGCTGTACCCCTGCAAAGTGATGGCCATGGTAGAAGTGTAGTTTCCCAATCTTGAGATACTTTCCTGCTTGATAATAATTGTATCCTCTTTCCTTTAATTTTACGCATTCTTTAAACCTATAGTTAGTTAAGTAAGGGTTCTCGTCAACAAATCGATTCATCCAATCATCATGATTACCCTCAATCATATATTTTTCTGTGCAATTAGCCTTATCTAAAGACTCATCAATTGAGTCCATGCCTTTATTAACATCTTTAACATCTTTGTCAATGAACGGCAATTGATATTCTAGGGGTGGTCTTTTCTTTTTTTTCCATTGCCAATGAGAGCAACCATGCCACTCACCCACATCACCTAAGTCAACATAAACATCAGGTTTTACTATTTCAATCGCTTTTTTAACCACACTGATAGCTTTCTTATCATGTAGTGGAAAATGTTTATCTGGTGTTACAAATACACGTTTTACAACGCCTTTGTCATTTTTCATATAAACCTATTTTTTAATTTCGTTATATGCTTTAGCACATATATACACAAAGGTAGCAACCCCGACAGCTACTCTAACTACGACAGGCAACCATTCAATCCATGTCACACTTATGCCTGTAACGCTTGCAGCTGTAGTTTTAAGAGAGTCTACCATTTAACCTTATCAGCCCAATAAGCTGCAGACATTTTTCCTTTAGCTATATTTTTGCCATGTCTTGCTTTAAAAGATTTACGTCTATTTTTTTGTTTTTGAGATTCACCAGCCTTTGGCTTGCCCGCAGTTTTAACTCCTTGTTGCCCAAAACGAATTGTTTTAACTTTATCACCTTCTTTGGCAACAACTACGTGACTTTTCTTTGGGTGGCCTGGAGTTCTTTTAGGTTTATTAAACCCACTAACCCCTGCTCTTCTTAAACGTGCATCTCTAGTCTTCATTTTTACCTTCGTTTAAATCTTGTAATAATTCAATCTTGCCTAAAATTTTTAACATATCTTGGTTAATTTTACCTAAATCAACTTCAAGTTCTTTCTTTTTTTGGTTTAAATTGTTATAAGTTTCAACTTCAATTTTCAGCCTATCCTCTACTTTTTCAGCCATTATGCACTCGCAATAAAAACTTCAACATCAACTGCACTGCCGCCAGTAAATATAACAAGACTTTCTACATCAACCAAATCTGTAACCAGGTTAGCATCTGCATCTGAAATACCAATTCCATCATTCGGAGAACCCATAATAAAACTTTTTCCAGCCTCAATTAACAAACTAGCAGACTCATCGGCAGCAGAATCATCTTCCCCAACATCTGATTGCAAACTAAGTGTTACGCCTGTAGATGAATCTAAATTTGTCAATCTTATGTATTTTACATCATCAATGTCTAAAGGTGCAAGAGTTCCATCAGCTACAGAACTATGAAAATGTGCTAACGTAGTTTCAGAATTTGCTGGGCAAGTTATTATTCTTTTATATATTTCATTAATATCTGAAACTCTTAAAATGTTTTCAGCATCTTGTCTTGACCCATTTAAGGTAATTTCTTCTTTAATTGTTACTTTTAATGTTGCATTTTTTAATGTTGTTGCCATTTATTCTCCTAAATTCTTGGTACACTCAATACCCTTACTCCTGACTTTCTCATTGGGTATTCATTCTTAGTTTTTTCAAACATTTGTCTGTGATATTGTGCTGACTGGTAATCACCAGCATCTTCAAATAATCTTGCCCTTACATAGCATAAAAGAGCATAATGCATTCCAGAGTCAAGACCAATGTCTCTATATAAATCGTCTTCAGGGTCTCTAACTTCTGCATATTTAGCGTGATAATGTAATCTTAGTCCAGCACTTACAGTTGTGTCACTATATGTATCATATTCACCTGCATTTGTGCCTGCACTATCATCTGTTGAGGTTACGAGGCAAACAATAGCAATTTTATCATCATTGTTATACCAAGCAAAATAGTCATTGGGATATGTTCTTTTACTGCTTGCCATTAATATTCATCCTCTTTTAAAATTTTATGTGCATCAGCAAGCTTTGGAATCATTGCATACCTATTATTTGAATCTAGTATTTCAACTCGTGTTATGTCAATTATTTTGTCATCAATCTCATACCATCTTTTATCTTGAACTAAATCCATTTTCATATCATCAATCTTATGTTGTCTTTCAGCTGCAATATCAAGAAGGCCATCGTTAATTAATCTCATAAGATAACCTTCAGGCTGTCTTCCCATATTTTTTTCTAATTGACTTATAATATCTTTAACTTTCATTATGCCCCTGCCTGTTGTCCGATTCCTAATGCTTGCAATCCTTGCATATAATCTTGTCTTAAATTTTGTATTATTGGTAGATATAGCTCTGGGTCTTCTTCTATTGCTGCTTGATATTGTGCTGCAGATATAGCTGCTCTTGTTACTACTAAATGTTCTGCCTCATCTGGGAAATTAGCAATAACAGTTTTTTGAGATACATCATATGTTTCTGTATCGCCTGCAGTAAATACAGGATAATCAACAGAAGTAACCTTAGAAACTGCAGAACTTGAAGTAGGCAATACTTTTACTAAAACAGAATTATCTCCACCTGAAGCATAATCATAATACCATACAGGGTCCGTAGGTGTTGCAAAATCTAAAGAGTCTGGGTCTGCTGCGTCATATGAAGCTGTTTGTGGAATTTGTCTGCACAAAAAAACTTGCCCAGTTAAGAAGCCTGTGCCCATAGCTCTTTGAACGCTTAAAACTTTATTTTCAAACTCCACACCTGTGCCATTGGTTAAGTTAGCATCAGCAGATGATATTTTCCCACATCTTTGAAGTAAATGAGGAGGCAGAAGCTCTATAACCTCCTTAGCTGCTTCAGTCATCCACTGAGCTGCATGTTCATCAAAATCTTGGCCTGTAGCTGTATCTGCTGTAGAGTCTGCATCAAAACCAGATAAAGCATGTATTCTAGCTGCAAAATGTAAAGCCATTAGCGTGCATTCCTATTAGCAATGTCTTGGTCAATTGTTGTTTGGCTAAACTCTACTTGTGTTTGACCACTCCAAGTTGTTCTCATGTTTACATGGTTTCTTGTATCGTCAAACTTTTGTGGAGTTTCTTTTACTTCTACAACCTTTCCGTCATCTTTATTAAAAACAAAAATCGGCATTACTTCTTTTTCTTTTTTGCTTTTTTTATAGCTTCTTCACGAGGAGTTCCCTGTGGAGAAGGTTTTTTAACACCTTTTTTAGCAGGTTTAGGCCCATATTTAGCAGGTCTTAAAGCTTTTTCATCTAAAGCTTGCTCTTTCTTCTTTTCAATTTGAGCCATAATTTTTTTAGAACGTGTATCTGTTTTTTTATCCAAGCCATCTGCTTTAGCTCTTTTATAGTCTTTCAAC